GAAGAATATACAAGAGAAAAATTAGTGAAACTTCACTCAAATCGATTAATTGATGAATTATTTGTATTTATATACAAGACTGGAGTTACACAATCAAAAGCAGAAGCAATGCAAGGTTACAATGACGACTTAGTTATGTCTTATTCAATAGCACTTTGGGTTAGAGATACAGCTCTAAGACTACAGAAAGACAAAAATGACCAACAGTGGGCAACAATGAACACAATGTTGAAGTCAAATGGAAACAAATCAGAACACGCAGCAGGTTTTGGAGTAGGTTCTACTGGAAATCAAAAAAATCCATATGAAATGGATATAGGAACTGGTGAAAAAGAAGATTTAACTTGGTTAATTAAATAAGAGGTAAAAAATGGCAGACGAAAATATATTAACGAGATTAGGAAAATTATTCCAAAATCAAATAGTAGTTAGAAAAACAGATGACGGACAAGTAAAAGTTAAAGATGTCGAGTTTTCTCAAACAGCACTCACATCTAATTTTATTGATAGATATAATAGAATTAATTCAAGTGGATATGGTGCTTCATCATATGCTGCAAAACAAAATGCAAGTGCGTATGATGTAGCTAGAAAAGAATTATTCAGAGATTATGAATTAATGGATGCAGACCCAATTATATCATCTGCATTAGATATTTATTGTGATGAATCTACGGTTGATAATATTGAAAACAGAATTTTAAAAATTAAAACAGATAATCCAAAGGTTGCCAAAATATTACATAACTTATTTTATGACATAATGAACATTGAGTTCAATTTATGGTCTTATATTCGTAATATGACTAAATATGGAGACTTTTATTTACATTTGGATATATTAGACAAGCATGGAGTTGTTAACGTAAAACCTCTTTCAGTATATGAAGTAAATAGATTAGAAGGACATGACCCAAGTAATCCAAAATTAGTTCAATTTGAAGTTCAACAATATTCAGAAACAAGAAGAGCTTCAAAACCTGATAATATTCACGAAAACTATGAAATTGCTCATTTTAGAAATCTTGCTGATACGAATTACTTACCTTATGGTAAATCTATGTTGGAGGGTGCAAGAAGAGTATTTAAACAATTAACTCTTATGGAAGATGCTATGTTGATTCATAGAATGATGAGAGCTCCAGAGAAAAGAATATTTAAAGTTGATATTGGTAATATTCCACCAAATGAAGTAGATAACTTTATGCAACAAATTATTGGTAAAATGAAAAAAACACCTGTAATGAATGCAGATGGTGAATATAATTTAAAATACAATATGGAATCAATTACAGAAGATTATTACTTACCTGTTCGTGGTGGAGATAGTGGAACATCAATTGATACTTTACCAGGTTTGGGTAATGATGGTGCAATTGAAGATGTTGAATATCTTAAAAACAAAATGATGGCAGCTTTAAAAATACCAAAAGCATTTCTTGGGTATGATGAGAATGTAGGTTCAAAAGCTACATTGGCTGCTGAAGATGTGAGATTTGCTAGAACAATAGAAAGAATACAAAAAATTGTATGTGCTGAATTAGAAAAGATTGCTGTTGTTCATTTATACACACAAGGATTTGAAGATGCAGAGTTAATTAATTTTGATTTAGAATTAACAAATCCATCAATGATACATCAACAAGAAAAATTAGAATTATTAACACAGAAAAAAGATATTGCTAATGACTTGATTGAAAACAAATTATTTTCAAGACAATGGATATATGATAATATCTTTGAATTAAACGACCAAGAGAAAGTGGATGTTTTCGATGGTGTGATTGCAGATAGAAAACAAGCATTTAGAATGGAACAGATTGAAACTGAGGGAACAGACCCAGCCGAAGAAGGTACAGAACCAACTGATGATATGGAAGAACAAGGTGGTGAACACGGTGGAGATAGACGAAGTGGAACTGGTAAAAAAGAATTTGGTAATGAGTATTCAGCCAAAGATATAAAAGATGCAACAAAGTACGAAAGAGAACGATATGGTAAACGAGAGTTTAAAGGTGGTTCTCCATTGGCTACATCAAAAGGTGGAACGATTGTTGCAAGAGAAGGTTTACTTAATTCACTCAAAGATAAGTTTGGGAAAGATTTAGATAAATCTATGTTAAATGAAGAAATTATTTTAGATGAAGGGGAATAAAATTGAGTTATTTACAAAAAACATTATATTTATATATGAATAATTACATATATAGTATCCAAAAAAAATGGGGACTCGACAATGCGTAAAGTTAAACACAACAAAATCCGCAATACGGGTTTGTTGTTTGAATTTTTGCTTAGACAGATTACATCTGATGTGCTGAATAAGAACAATGGGCCGGCGGTAAAAATCGTTAAAGATAAATTTAACGAAAACACGGAGTTAGGTAAAGAACTAGCTCTGTATAATATTCTAATCACGAAAAAATTTACATCAGATTCAAAGGCTGATTACTTCATTAATGAGGTGATGAAAGCTAGAAGTGATTTAAACAATTCTACATTACGAAGAGAAAGATACAATCTTATAAAAGAGATTCAGTCTAATTATAATATACAAAAATTTATGTCTTCAAAAGTTCCAAATTATAAAACTTACGCATCTATCTTTACATTATTCGAATATGACAAATCCTTGTCACCAGACCAAAAAACAGAATCACATTTTAATATTGTGGAACATGTAACAACTGATAATAAAAGTATTAAATTGTCAGAAACTGTTACTACTTTACCTGATGATGAAGATTTAAGAATTTTAACTTACAAAACTCTTTTAGAGAAATTTAACAATAAATATACAAAATTAAGTGGTGACCAAAAAAATCTACTTAGAGAGTATATTAATAATATATCGAATACAAATTCTTTAAAAGATACTTTAAGGGAAATAGTCAAAGGATTAAAAGAAGATTTAACAACACATTCTAAAAATCTTAAAGATAAAGTTGTAAAAATTAAAATGTCAGAAGCTATAAAATCAATTGACAAATTCTGTGGTATTGATGATAAAACAGATGTTGTTAAAGATGAATATGTTATTCAAACAATGAGATATTTAGAACTTGTAAAGGAAGTTAAAAAAAGTGGAAATAAAAAACAGAAAGTTATTTAAAGAGTTAGTAAAAAAACTAACCCTTGAACTTTTAGACGAAGAAAGTTTAGAAGAAATATCTACAACTGCTGGTGTAGATGGATACTCTACACCATTCGCTTTTAGTTCAAAGGAAGATGAAAAGAAAAAGAAAAAAAGATTAAAAAAGAGTACTGGTTACACATTCGTAAGTGAAGGTATTGAAGAAAAAGATTTAAAAGTAATAACAAAATTAATAAGAAATGTCGTTGGTGATATATTAAGAGATATATGGCTTAAACGAAATGCTTGGAAATAGGAGTTTTTAAATGCCAAAAATAATAGATGGTAATAAACAAATTTTAACAACAGGCTATGGAGTGGGTTTATCTAATAAACAAAAACTTAGTAGGGCTTGGGTGTTAAAACCAACTGTCTATAGTGTTGAAACAGTCGCTGCTGGTAATGGTTCAGGAGCTCCTACCCCATTATCAACAACAACCACAGTGTCTTTAATAACTACTGCAACTAACAAATCACATGTTTCATTAGCTGATGGAGTTGAAGGACAATTAAAAGTAATTATACATAAAACAAGAAGTAATAGTGTGGATTTAGTTATCACTCCAGCTAGTTTTGCAGCTGGTACAACATTAACTTCAAACTTAGGCAGTAGAAGTGTTCAATTATTGTTTGATGGAGCTAATTGGCAAGTAGTAGCTGGTGAAATAACTGGAACACAAGAAATGGAAATAGGATAATGGCTATCTTAACATCAGGATATGGAACTGGTTTAACACCAAAACAGAAAAAAGCTTTAGGTTTTGTATTAGGTCCTGTTATTTCTGATTCACAGGATGGTAGTGGTGGTGTAGGTGATGATATAGAGAGTGTTTTTGGAGGTGCTGATTCAAATAACGCCACACCTTTATCTTTAAAAACTACAATCTCATTAGTTGGAACAAAAACAAGTCATACTCATGTATCACTTGCTAACGGAGTTTTAGGACAAGTAAAAATAATAGTACATCTCACAAGACTTAATAGTACTACTTTAGTAATTACACCAGATAATCTTGCTGCAGGCGATACTGTTGAATCAGACTCTAATCATAGAAGTGTAACTTTAATGTTTGATGGTGAAAATTGGCAAGTAATAGCAGGTGAAATAACAGGTTCTGCAGAATTTGT